AGTTAAAGATGGCTTTTCTAACAATTTTAGTCTTGTTCCTTTTTAAAGAGGTTCTTTGTGAACCTTGTATTTGTGAGAACCCAACATGTCTAGGAATAACAATCCCACAGGCAGGTTTCGTAAGAAGCGCTCCAGGAGGTGTACTTCTAACTGAGACAATCACGGAAAGACCACAACTAACAGAGTGGACAACCTCCAGACCGAAGCTTGAAGAAACTCTCTGGTTAGATGGGGAAACAAAGAACGGAAAAGTATCTCAGACACTATTCGAAGCCATCCAAGGTACACAGATGGAGAACTGTGCAGTGAAAGCTGTGTTAGACACAACATTTGTCAACCTAACCAAACAAGACATTGTGCTAGGAAAAATCAAGGTGTCTGAGTTTGGTGGAGACAGTGACATTTCCAAATGTGGAAGAAAAGGACTAAAGGTTTTCATCTGTGGAGGTACTGTTGGATACGTGACAAGAGGATGCCCACCTGAGGAGTGCAAAGGAAAGAAAGGGAGAATGATGGCTCTCGAACCCACTACGGATTGTGGTGTCGAAAAAGGACTTACAACTGACAGAATCAAAACAGGAATGTTGGACATCACAAGTTGCTGTACACAACATGGATGCACAAAGGGAATCAGAGTAGAGGTTCCTTCACCAGTACTTGTATCTTCAAAATGTCAAGAAGTCACTTTCAGAGTGGTTCCATTCCATTCAGTACCTGACAAGCTAGGGTTTGCACGCACAAGCTCATTCACACTAAAAGCTAACTTCGTGAACAAACATGGGTGGTCCAAGTATAATTTCAACCTAAGAGGATTTCCTGGAGAAGAGTTCATTAAGTGTTGTGGATTTACGTTGGGAGTCGGAGGAGCGTGGTTTCAAGCCTACTTAAATGGAATGGTTCAAGGTGACGGTGCCGCATCTGCAGACGACGTGAAAGAGAAACTCAACGGAATAATCGACCAGATAAACAAAGCGAACACACTTCTTGAAGGAGAAATTGAAGCAGTGAGGAGGATTGCCTATATGAACCAAGCATCAAGTCTTCAGAACCAAGTGGAAATCGGACTAATAGGTGAATATTTGAACATTAGCAGTTGGTTGGAGACTACTACATTAACTAAAACAGAAGAAGGCTTGATGAAGAATGGCTGGTGTCAGTCTAACACGCACTGCTGGTGTCCACCTAAACCTACAATTGTTCCCACCATTGGATATGTTGACAGTATAAAAGAAGTAACGGGTACAAGTTGGTGGATGGTTATGATACATTACATTATTGTGGGGTTAATAGTTATTGTGGTGGTGGTGTTTGGTTTAAAACTATGGGGATGTCTTAGAAGGTGAAATGTCGGTCTAAAAATTCTTTTTCTGTACATTACTAAAGGGTAGCTTAACCAAGGTGTTTATGTATATAGACTATTATTGGATAAGTTAGAAATTTGTATCTGATTATGCATTATTAATTGTATAAATAG